ACTTAGCTATCAAGTATTATTTTAAATATTTTTTTTAATATTCTTTGCTTTCGGTTTTTAGATGTGATATTAATATTATATTTATTATTATTAAATAATAAAACATACACATACATATGTGTGTATATTAATTAAGTATGAATAAAGAAGAATTTAAACAATTAATTGGGTTATTTGATGAAACATATCCCAAACAGCCTAAGCTAACAGTAGCTCAACAACTAATGTTTTGGGTTAGCTTACAGAATTACAGCGTAGATTCTGTTATGGCTTCTTTCATATCACACACCAATGACCCTGAGCTAGGGGAGTGGAAGCCTCAAGTACCTGTAAATCTAACTAGGTTCTTACAGCAATCTGATGTTTCTATTAGAGCAATATTCCAAGATTTTTTTAAACACAAAGAGATTAAAGATGATATTGCCATAAGGGTGTGGAATAAGCTGGGGGGAAATAATTTATTAAAAATGCCCACACATCAAACAGATAAGAAAGAGGAGATATTTGTGAATTTATACAAACAAGAAAGAATTGGCAATCATTACGATGCCTTGCCAAACGAACTTAAAACAAAACTCATAGGGGTGTTGAAGAAATGATTAGATTAGGCGATGAACAATTAGAGAAGGCAATTATATCTCTTAGAGAATACGGAGAACAGCTAGCTAAGGCTGAATCTGATTATGAGTATTACTCTTCTATGATGAAAGTAAGAAAAGCTGAGGTGTTCTTAGCTAGTGCTAATCAAGGATTGACAGTTAAAGATAGGGAGGCTATGGCTGAAACAAACAAAGAAGTTATAGCATACATAGATATGATAAGAGAAAAGAAGAAAGATTATATTTGTCTGAGGCATAAAATATCATCTGTGATGGAGTCATGTAATTTGTTTAGGACAAAATCCGCTAATATTAGGGGAGAGAAGAAACTTTATGGAGAATTAGGGTGAATAAATGTATAAATCTTTTTGTAGAAATAATTAATGATAACGAGCTATCTGATTGCCTAAAAGAATTTAATTACACGCTAAGAATCAAGAAACTTCTTAGGAAATATGAAGAAGAATCTGTTCTTTCTGCAATACTTTCTTGTGAAACATATTTAGAAGATTATTGGTGCGAGAGGAACAAAGAGATTTATGTTACTCCAACAGCCAAAGTTAAGCATTACATGAAGATGATTGAGGGAACGCTTTACAACAGAAAATATAAAACTATTGTACAGTTGGCTAGGCAACGGAGAGAGAGAGAGAAAGATGAAATATAATAGTGGCTTTGAATATGACCTTCCAGTAGGCAAAAGAGGCGAAGAAATTGTATGGGGAATCTTGGAGAAAGACCCTGTGGAAGTAAAAAGCGAACAAACAAAGATGTCAAGGAATTGGATGACAACAGGAAATTGCTTTGTAGAGTATGAAAGTAGAGATAAGACCAGTGGCTTAGCTCATACAGAAGCTAAGTGGTGGGTTATTAACTTTATGGATGGAGATGAATTGTGTTTCTCTGCGTTTTTATCGGTTGATAGAATGAAGAAGATTGCAAGGCGTTTCTATCAAGAAAAAGGTTCTGTTTCAGGTGGCGATAACAATACATCTAAAGGAGTATTGGTACCAATATCAGCCTTGTTTGACCCTAAAAGCCACATAATTCCTGAACAACCGCTATCAGAACAAGATAAATGGATAGCTTATGCACAAAAAGTTACCGAAGAGTGTGAAGAACAAGAAAGAAAATATCAAGAAATAATGAAAGGAATAAAGAAGAATGATTAAAATAATAGAAAAGATTATGTATGCTTATGATGAGTTGCCTGACCTAGTGCAAGCCTTTATATTTATATCTTTTGTTATATTTTTTTGGGAAATGATATTGTAAAATATTGTTTTCATGGCTAAGAAACCTACCAAAAATATACAAAAGGAATATGATAAATGCGTTAGCTTTGGCTGTGTGGTATGCAAAAAACTCTATGGAATATATAGCCCTCCTTGTATTCATCACCTAACAGGAGCAGGAATGTCGTTAAAAAGCAAGGATTTTATTCCTCTTTGCCATGCTCACCATCAAGGTAAAGAAGGAATACACCATTTAGGAACATTTACTTGGGAAGAAAAATATGGTACACAGGAATCATTACTTAAATATTATAAGGAAAACAGTTGAAGAAAAAGACAGACCTTATTAATAAACCTGAGCATTATACGAAGGGGATTGAATTAACTAAGTACATTGTTAGCTGGGGGATGAATTGGCAACAAGGCAACATTGTAAAATATATAACTCGTTTCCCTCATAAAGGCACCCCTTTGTCTGATTTAAAAAAAGCAAGGTGGTATCTGAATTGTTTAATTAGGGAGGAAAAGAAAAAGAATGAATCCTGAATTACTTACATTGTTGTTGCCTAGTAGCCCTACCTATGAGGTAAGGTCAATCACTCATAACGCTCTTACTCCACAAGACATTGCACACCTGCTAGCTAAGAAGAGATTAAACAAAAAAGAATTGAATATCCTCTTGGCTAAGTTTATAGATTCTGATTCAGCTCACGAAGAGTTGTTCGATGAGATGATGGATAGTGCTTGTGCAATTTTTATGAAAGATGGGGTGCCTAGCAAACCTGGAATTATTCGTAAATTTACAAGACTAGCCTTAGCTGAGACATTGTTTACAAAATGTTTTATATGTAAGGGTGTTGGTACTGTTGTTGTCAATAACAGCAGTATTGAGAAGTGTCCACATTGTGATGGTACAGGTGAGTTTATCTATGAAGATGTGCATAGAGCACACATTATGAAGATACCTATGAAACTATACAAGAGACATAGAAAGCAATACTTCAAGATAAGAGAAGAAGTTGTTGATATAGAAAATGAGGCGTTAAGAAAGCTCGGAGACTAATGTTTAGTCATATCATCTTCTTGTAACGCTAGCTCAGGAGATTCTTTTAACAATCCTTTTAGTTCTGTGATTAACTCAGCATCAGATTTCTCTGCGGTTTTATCTACATTAAGATTGATAGTCTGAGATGAAAAGTTACCCAGCTCAAGAATAAGTTTGGCTGTGTTGAGCTTAACCGCATCCTGTTCAGAGTGCAACAAGTCTTGTAGAACGCTGATAGCTACGCCTGATGTAGAGGCAATTCTCTCTTCTTGTTTCTTCCTAATTTCTTTTGTGTATTTGTTTTTAAGATATCTAGCTTGAAACCTAATCGATTTGTTGTTCTCCCAGCCAGCTTTTATTGCTGATTGAGTAGCATTTCCTGCCGTATCTCCTTGACAAAAGAAGTCTATAAACTTCTCTTCTTTCTCCTTGTCTATTCTTTTTGGCATATTATTGTCCTAGTGGGTTGTCTGACCTAGCTTTCATTTCATTAACTTTAGCATTTAATACTGCTATTTCTGCTTTATTAATGGCAATGTCTGCTGTCAATGGTTTAATATCTACTGATTGTTTAGCCTCTAATACCTCTACTCGTTGGATTAATTGTCCTTGATAAACAAACAATCCACCTAGAGTTATAACTAAACCTACAGCTCCTGTTATTACTTTAATATCCACGAATCCTCCTCAGATGTTCTTCTGCTCGTATTGTGTTATCTATAGATTCCTGAAGAATCTTTTGGCTTTTTGCGATAGGGTCATCATATACGATTTGATTTTCAGCATATATATCTCGCATATCAATGTACTCTCTTTGGTCATCATAGCTACCTCCATCAATGTTTAATTGATTTAAAAAGATATTGTTGTTTGTGTTCCCATAGTTCTCTAATGAAATAGAACTTTCCATAGCCTTAGCTACAATAAGTGATGTAGCAATAAGCCTTTGGTCCACTCGCTTGAGGGTTTCATTAACCTTCCTTTCAATAGATTCTATCGAAATAGTTTGAGTATTGACTCTAGTGTTTCCACTATCCCTGCCTTCTTCCACCTCAGTATCTCGGCTTTCGAGGGTTTCTTCTCCTTGAGCAACTGTTTCAGTTCCTCCATTTCCTCGTTCACTATCTGTTGTTTCTCCTTCTCCGAGAGTTTCATTTACTTCTTCAGAAGCAACTGTAGTTTCTCCTTCAGGCTCAGGAGCATTGCTTTCAGTTTCCTCCACAACTTCAGGTGTGTTTTCTGTAACTGTGCTTTCTTCTCTAGGCTCTGCATTAACTCTTTCTTCACTCTCTCTTGGTGCTTCTGCATTTCCTCCTCCTGCTTCAGCTTGTACGATTGTGCTAGATTCTTCTCCTCCTCCAACTTCTTCAGGTACAGTTTCTCGCTCAGAGATTCCGCTAGAGTTAGGGGTTTCGATGAGGGTCTGCCGTTCTTCTTCAAAGAATTCTTGTATGACTTCGCCTGTTGGCGTGTTGTTGAAACTTTCTGTTGTTTCAATTCCTTCTTCAAAGCCTTTGATTTCTGTTGTGAACGATTCGATGGTCGTTGGTTCTTCATATGCTACCTCCATAGGTATAATCTCTTCTTCAATAGCTATTGTAAATATCTCAACAATCCCTGTGTTAATTTCTTCTTCGGCTATTTCTATAATATATATTTCTTCAAATATTTGTACTACCATTTCAGGTTCTTCAAACACTTCAAAGACTATTTCTTCTAATGGTATAAATTCTATTGTTTCTATTTCTGTTGATAATACTTCTTCTACTTCTTGAAAGGTGGTCGATATGTGTGATGTCTGTATTGCTGATAAAACCTCATCATCATAAGTCATTGTTA